AAATCATCTACTAATTCTAATGATCCTAATATTATTTTAAATATGCTACAAAATATTAGTTCTAAATGTAATAATCTTGAAACTTCTATTACAGAAGTTAAATCTCATCAAGATAGATTTGATTCTACATTATTAGATGCTGTCAAACTACAAATTTTTAGTATAAAAGATATGTATACCGGCGAACTTGATAAATATCTACAAAATAATAATAATATTCAATTAAAAGAAATTCAATCTATTACTGATAAACATAATCAGTTTTTACTTGATAAACTACATAATGAATTTGGTAATAATTTTAATCTTAATATTAATGATAAAATTAATAATTTAAATAATAGTATTATTAATGATTTTAAATCTTTATTAGCTAATAATTCTAATCAACAAATAATAAATAATTTTGAAACTAGTGTTAATTCTAAATATAATGATCTTCAAAAATCATTATTTAATATGAATTCTGAGATCCTTAAACATATTGATAAGTATAATTATTCTGATGATTTTACTATGATTAAAACATATTTTGAAAGACAAAAACATTCTTCTAATAAAGGCGTTGATGGAGAAAATAAACTACAAATTTTATTAAATTCTATTTTTCCATCAGCTATTATTGAAAATACTACTGGTAAAGGTAAATCTGGTGATTTTATTGTTCATAGAGAAAATTCATCTAATATTTTATTTGAAAATAAAGATTATGTTAATAATGTACCACCAGTTGAAATTGAAAAGTTTATTAGAGATATTGAAAATGTTGATATGGATGGTATTTTTTTATCACAAAGTAGTGGTATTTCTCGAAAAGAAGATTTTCATATTGATATTTATAATAATAAAATTATTATTTATGTTCATCATGTCAATTATAATATTGACAAAATAAAAATTGCTATTAATATGCTTGATCATCTTAAAAATAAATTAAAACAAATTGATACTTCTGATAATTGTCATATTTCTGATTCTACTTTATTTGAAATTAATAAAGAGTTTAGATTTTTTTTACAGCAAAGAAATTCTTTACTTGAATTAGTTAAAAAATTCAATAAAGATATTACTAAACAAATTGGACAGCTTGAATTACCTGAACTTAATTATTTACTAGCTAATAAATACGCATCATCTGATTCTATTCCATTTTTATGTACACTTTGTAATATCCCTTTTAAAAATGCTAAAGCATTAGCGGCACACGTTAAAAAATGTAAACATAAAAGTACTACTCAAGATACTAATAATTTATAATTTACATTTTAACACACATTGAATATAACATTCTTTGTTGCATATAACCAATTGATAATACTAATAATTCTAATATTCCAAATGCTACTACTGGTAATGATACATTTTTAGCCATTAATACATAACCAATTAATGTTACTACACCTGATAATACTATTAAAAACATAAATAACATTAGACCATAAAATATGCTACAATATTGTTTATCTAATAAACCAAAAAACATATCATGAAAACCATTTAAATTTCCCATTTTATATTATTTATATATATTAAAAAAATAAATAATATGTTACATTTTCATCCACTTAATTTTTATTTTGAACAATTTTTAAATGTTACTGATATTAATTCCTTATATTCTCTTTCTAAAGAATATAAACTTCATTTTTATCCATTAATTTCAAAATTATATAAAGATATTAATATTACTATATATTCATTCAAAAATGAACCTTTCTATATTAAATATAATATAAGTGGTAAAGGATTATATTGGTACTATAATTTTTTAAATAAATATAATTTTATTTTTGATAATAAAAATAAATCTTATTACAAATATTTAAATATTCTTAAATATAATAATTTTTTGAATAAATTAAAAAATATTCCTGTTTCTTATTCTTTTTCTAAATTAAAATAATTATTATTATTTTCTATTTCTTCTATCACTTTTCTTTGTATTTTTACACAATCTACTCCATAATTTCCTACTGATGTTTCACCTGATAACATTAGTCCTGTAGCACCATCTAATACAGCATTTGCTATATCCGATACTTCAGCACGTGTTGGTATTGGATTTGTTATCATACTTTCCATCATTTGTGTTGCTACTATTACTTCTTTATTTTTTTCTCTTCCTACTTTTATACATTTTTTTTGTATCATTGGAACCTTTTCAATTCCTATTTCTACACCTAGATCACCTCTTGCTATCATTATTCCATCACATTCATCACATATTTCATCTATGTTTTCTAATGCTAACGGTCTTTCTATTTTTCCTATTATTTTTATCTTTTTATCTAATACATTTTTTAAATTTATTATATCATTCTTACTTTCTACAAATGATAATGCTACATAATCTATCTTTAAAGTATTTAATAATCTTATATCATTTAAATCCTTATTTGTTAAACATATATTATCTAATTTACAATTTGGTAAATTTACACCTTTATTACTTTTTAATTCTCCTCCTTTAATTACTTCTGACATAATATAATCTTTTCCACTTTCTGTTACATTTAATTCTACTAATCCATCATTTATTAATATTTTATTTCCTACTTCTATATTTTTATATATATTATCATGTCCTAAATATACACGATGTTCATCTCCTTCTATATTATTTTTATCTAACAATAAATAATTTCCTTTTTTTATTATTGTATTTTTTCTTACTTTTCCTATTCTATGTTTTGGTCCCTGTAAATCTAATAAGATTTCTAATTTATATGGACTTATACTTCGTATATAATTTAATATATCTACTTTTTCTACTAAACTTATTTGACTTTCATGTGATAAATTTATTCTAAATATATTTACTCCATTACTATGTAAATTACTTAATGATTTATAATCTGAACATACTGGACCTATTGTTGCTATTTGCTTTGTTTTTATTTTTGGTTTTACATATCCATTTAATCCTGTAAAACCAAAACAAATATGTATTATAGTTAATATATCTACTATCTTCATTAATTTATATATTTCTCTATATTTAAGTTTCTTTCTTATTTGATATTACTATTTTACTATAAATTAATTTTTTACGTCTTATTGTACAATGTCCTTTACCTAACTTTTCACGAATTAATTTTATTAATATTTGTTTATTTTCTCCTTCTACTTTTTCATCTAAATCATAGTTATACGCTACCATTAATGATTCATCCTTTTTACTTTTTCTTATATGAAATCTATAACTATCCATTATAACTATATTCTACTTTCTTTTTATATTATTATTATTATTTTTATACAGGAGTCCAATTTAAATCACTTGTATTTGTAAAGGTATATGATCTACTATTAGCTGTTGAATCTGTTACTATAGACGGTTTAGTTCCATCGGGGTGACGCACCACATGTGTATGACTATTAAAAGTATCTTCTAACGTTTTTAATTTATTACCTAAATCTTTATATTTATTTAAATTATGTGCTGTTGATGATGTATTATGAGCAGTTAATGTTGAATTCATTGATGAACTTACTAATGAACCTATTAATTCTTTATGAGATGATGATGTATTAGTTTCATCTATTAATGCTTTTACAGCACTTGATGACATATACTTATCATCAAAATTTAAATGGGCTCCTACACTTGAATTATGATCTACATTTAACATTTGAGTATGAGCTACACTTGCTTTATGTTCATCTAATAATGCTGAATTATATATATTCATACCTGTTTCCTCATCATCTGTAACTTCTGTACCTTCTGTACCTTCTGTACCTTCTGTAACTATTGTTTCACTATTATTACACTTAGAATTACTATCATGTATTATTGATATCTTATAATCAAGCATATTTAATATTACTAAAATCAGTGCCGCTAATAATAACGGAATTATTAATATTGCTAAAACACCATCCATTATAATATATTTCCTGTTATTATTTTTTTTTAAAATATCTAAATAAATATCTTTATTGAAATATAATATTATCATGATATTAGGTAAAAAAAAACAGAAAGAATCTATTAATTCTGAATATAAAGAATTCTGTTTACAGCATACCTGTTCTATTTATAATAAAAATCATATTTCTACTATTTTAATTTCTGGAAAACTTGCTGATAATTATAATTCATTAATTTACCAATCTTTACAACATTATTTTTTCAATATTATTCCTAAATATATTTCTTCATATTTAAATGCTAATACTTTTGGCGATGTCTATATAGGTATTGATGATTCTGGTGAAATTACTGGTATTCCTATATTAAATAATATTAACCATAATATTATTTATGACCTATTCTACAAATCTATTTTAAATCTATTAACCTTTTCTGATAATATACATAAATATCTTTCCCTTTCTATTATTCCTTTAATTATTGATAAATCTTTACTCAATAATAATTCTTTTGATAAACTTTTTTCTAATTATAAATCTAAAATTAGTAAAAAAATTAGTGAATATGATAAATATTATACTCTTAAAAATAATTGGTTAAATTCTATTTCCTCGTATGAAAAAAAAATTAACTATTTACTTAATAAACAATATTTTCGTATAGAATTAATTGATTTCTTAAATAATACTCTTTATAATGAATCTTTATCTAATTCTATTATTTCATCTCTTACTTCTCTTTTACTTTCATCACAATTTTTATATTATATTCATGAAGATAAAAATAATATAAATACTATTACTTATTGGTCATGTAAATATAAAGATCATATTTTAAGTGAACTTCTTAAAACTAGACCATCTAAACCAAATATTCCAATTAGAATTCATCCTAAACTTATTTTTATGAGAACTACACCATTAAGATTACATTTTATTAATAATAATCATAATATTAAGTATTTTATTATTAAAATACATGTTAAACAATATAATGGTGATCAAATATGTTATTATAAATATCCTTTCTCTGATAAATTAAATTATAAAATTAGAAGAATTAATTCTAACTCTCAACCTTTTTGTTCTAATTATTAATTTTTATTATTTTATATTTTAATAATGACTAATTCAAATCTTACGTTCTTTAATGAAAAATTACCTATTTTTATTATACAAAATAAAAAACATATAAATAGACAAAAATTTATTAATGATCAATTAATTAAATATAACATTAAACCTAATTTTATTACTGATTATGATAAAAATGATTTAACTATGTATGACAAATCTATTTTTGATGAAAATGCACTCACGGCTGAACAAATATCACTTATATGCAAACATTTCTATATCTATACACATATCATTAGAAATAATATTCAATATGCTATTGTTTTACAAGATAATACCTTATTGTGTGATGACTTCGTTAATAAAATTGTTACTTATTTTAAACAACTCCCTCAAAATTGGGACTTCTTATTTTTTGGATCTGGTTTTAATCTACATGTTCCTAATTCTATTATTAATAATAATATTAATGTTTACTTAAAAGGTAATAATGGTATTGGAAAATGGTCACCCGAAGTTAAAGATATTGGTTGGCCTGTTTGTGCTGGTAGTAGTAGATGTTCCGATTCTTATATTATTAGTCATAATTATATTAAAAAAATTTTTTGGTATAATAAATTTTCTACATCTAAAATTTCAAAACCTTTAGACTTATATTTTAATACTTTATTTAGAGATACTAAT